GTCTGCGTTGCGGTCGGCTGCATGGTGCTGAAGTTCCGCTGCCAATACCGCCAGCTGCCTCGTGAGATACATCTGGTGCAGAATTTTGATTTTGAACTGAAGGTTGGCATCCCCGATGTAACGAGCAGAGATGTTCACCGCCGTGTGCATTGGCAGGCCCATATTCTTTAGCTTCAGTCCGACAGTCATTACATCAATCGGTTCGCCCTTGTCGTTTAACTCTTTGATGGATTTGTAGGTAGCTTTCGTTTCAGGTTCTGTGAAGAAATGTTCGTTGCACTCGTTCACGTGCATCTGCGCTTCGTAGCTGTTTATGAACATGGCTAAAACGTCCTGTTCAAGTTCTGTGTCTTTCATGATTCTCTTCGGTGCTTAAAACATTTTTGGGTGTGAATTTGGCAAGTGTTTGGCAAAAAGCTCACAGCCTTGTCCAACTTCGTGCAGTGCCCATAGTGTAGGCGTGAACCGCTGTTTTCTTTTTGGCCATGCTTGTTGGTGTGCAGATGGTCGAATGATTTGAATTTTTTAAAGTCTCTGACCATGTTCGCACAATCGTTGCAATTGCAGTCAAGTTTTTGAAGTGAAATATCCTTCATGGTGTTAGGGTTGAATAGTTTGTTGCTGGTTTATTGATTTTGTATTGTTGATTCCAGTCTGGTTTTTCCCATGTTCTAAATGCTGCTTGCCAATCTTTACAAGGTTGTTTACTTACCTTCCATCCAGTGGCTTGCATGGTATCGAAAAACTTTTCTGCAAATTCTCTTTTCCAACCACGTTGTGTAGCGTATTCTAAAATCTCTTCAAAAGATGCTTTACCCTTTTTTCTTTTTTCTTTTTCATTGACATTATCAATACCACTATCAGTACCATTATCAATATCATTATCATTATCGGGTTTTTTTGGTTCGCTTTGGTTTTGTTCGGTTTCTGAAAAACCCAATGGGTTATTTTGGTTTTCTTTGGTTTTCTTTGGTCTGCCACCTTTTGCACCGTTGGTTTTATTCACGCCGCATCGGTCTTCGTACTTACCCAAATCGCGCTTTAACTGCTGTTTGATAGGCTCAAAAGCTATCTGCAAAAGCAAGTCGTCGCATTCTGGGTTTTCGTCGTTCACATAGGCAAAGATGTGCCTAATTAGTTGTGCTGCCTTGTCGTCTGGAAGTTTCTTAAAAATTTCCGCTTGGTCGCAGTAGAGTAAAAATGATTTTTTTCCTTTAGCCATAAAAGCAAAACGCCCCCTCATTTCCCAGTGTGACACCGCCCCTGAAGTTAGGGCGCACTGGTACTCCGAGGGAGCGTCTGTTAATTGCGTTGTTCATTACTTCAATCATTAGGGCTGGGTGTCAATCAGCGTTTCCTAACTTGTTTCAAATATACAATCAATATCTCAAATTCACCTTATCGCGCCTGCGATAATTGTAAATTTCTTCGATAAGTGAAACGTATTGTGAAACGTGCTGGCAATCCATCATTGCTGAAGGTTGAAGGCGCAACTTTGCAATAAACTCAGTAAACTCGAATTGTGGTTTTTTCATCAACTGAATCATTGCAAGAATTAAATTGGCTTTTTTATAACCTGAATACAAAGGCGCAAGTAAACTTATTGCTTCTGCAATCTGAACAGCTTCTTTGTAATTGCCTATTTTAAAATCACCATTGTAGAAAGTTTTAATGTGACTGCCGTTTGCATTGCTATTGTAACCGGTAAGCATAGGAAGGCAGACATTATGAGGAAAATCATACTTATCTTTAAACTGCTTGTACCTTATGTAATCCACATTACCAAGTTTAATATACCCTTCCAAATAATCATCCGCGTTCCACGTCTTTGAGGTAGCGTTCAGAATGTGAACTTGCTCCAATCCGTAGCCCTCGCAGATGATGTAATGCAGCGGCAATCCGAACTCCTTTACCGCTTCAAATCGGTGCTGCCCGTCAATGATTTCAAACCGCTCATTCACGATGATGATGGTGAACAAATAGTTTTCCTGAATGGACTTTTTCAGCCGCTGAAGGTGCAACAAGTTAAGGTTTCTGTTGCCGTCAATGGAAGTAAATCTTCCGTAATCTGTGGTTGTGTGAACTTGGCGCAGTGCCATTGGTTCAGTCTGTGTTTTTGACATTTATTTTGGTTTAAAAATTGGTGTTATAGAAATCCGTTTTGCAAGTTTTTTTCGCGGCCAAATGCTTCTTCGCCCTGGTGGATGCGCCCTTCAAGAACTTGCTCTATTTCCTCAATACGCTTCTTCACCGTCTTGTCCACGTCGAGGTAATTGCAAATTTCCCTGTACCCGTGCATGGCTGATGTGTGGTCGCGCCCACCTGCATAAAGGCCCATTTGTTTCCAGGTGACGTTGGTCTGAATTCGGGCGAAGTAGAAAAAATAGAACCGTGCCATTTTCCATTCATCGAAGCGTCGAGGGCTAACAATGACATCGGACGGCACGTTGCACACTCGGGAAACCGCTTCCCAGATGCAGTCCATCTGCGTGTTATAGTAACGCTGTTCGTGCTTCTTGCTCATTTCTTTATCCACCCTCGGACGGTGTCAATAATGGACAACAGGGCCGCGATGGTGGCAAGGTACGCAACGTACCTCACCACCTCTTCTATCGGCATTTCAGACATTCTTCACCCCTCCTTTGCTTATGGCCAAAAGGGCCGCTTTCATCACTTGATTCAGGCGGTAGGACTGCTCCAGCTTCTGAGTAGTAATTCGCAACCCGTCTTCGCCTTCGCCATTGGCAGCTTTCGCCTCAAGCCACTTGCACGCCTCTTTCCACGGAGCGTCGGTTTTGTTCAGCCACGGTTTGTCGGATGTTGCTGAAGCTGGTGTTGCTGGTGCGCTGGCTGCATTCGCGTCGTCGTCCTCATCGGCAACTATCCCGAGGATGGCAGCCATTGCGTAGCGCCTGCCGTAGGTGATGGCCGAACCGTAGCCCTGCGGGTCGTTCTTCGTTGGCTTCAGGAACAGCGAACCCGTGATGTACTCCCCAGATTCATGAACGAGGGAAGTAATGATGGAAACCCCATCGCAGGCCGTTTCAAAGGTCTGGCAGATGGCCAGCCCGTGTTTCTGAAGGATAGGCTTTGCCGTTTCCGCAATGCTTTGCAGGGTTGCGTATTTGCTTTTGAAGTGAGGATTGTTCCCGTCCTTTGGAGCGGTGGGCATTTCAGCTTGCGCCTTTACAAGGGCTGCAAATACTTGTTTCGTGTCGGTACTATGTTTCATTTGATTAGTTCTTGTTTAGTCCATCCTGGGAATCCTTCGAGGTGATATTCCCAGCAGCGTGATTTAGCGTTCCAGCGGGAAGCGGCCACGGTTGCACGGATGCGTGAGTTGCGGAAGGTGACCTGTTCTCCTACGTTGTGGCGCAGCTGACGTTTGCGGCAAAGGGTTCGGAGTATGCTCATAGCTGTACTCCTTTCTCACCGGCCCGACGGTCTGGATATACTTCGACACCCAACAGCAGGCGAAGTTGCGCATTGGCATAGAAGTAGACCTCTACCGCATTATCATGCTTCGGCTGTCCTGCAACGCTGGCCATAATCGCTTTGGCTGCTATTGATCTCATTTCGAGCCATGGCTTGAGTTTATTAGCCAAAGTGGATGCATCTGATGGCTGGCAATGAGCAGCTCTTTGAATTTGGCGCAGGTATTGGAGATTGCTCATCACTTCCCGCCCTCCTGCGCTTCAATGATTGCTTCATATTCTGCCCTTAAGTTGTGGTGCGCTTCTTCAAACGCAGCCGCAAATTCAGCGGGGCTGCAAGGTTTGGCACTGCACAAATCGGATTCTGAAATAAATTTGGAAATAAGGCCATCGCGGCAGCTCATGCCTGTAATGTAGCCGTGTTTGTCGCGACCTGTGCAGCAGTAATAACCGCCGTCAAGTTTAGCGAAGTACGGAACTTTGATTGTTTTAGCAGATGTTATTTTTTCTGCAATTGTGATTGTGTTCATGTGTTTATTGGTTAGTTGTGTTTCTTAAAAGTTGAATAATTCCCAAGTACATTGGGCAGTTGTGCTTTTCCTTAACTGCTGATTCAAGTTCGTCCAGCGTTCCCCAAAAGCAGCCAGCCTGCACCATCCACCCGCTGTCATGGCGGACGGCGTAAATCATGCGCCCGCTGGTGGGCATAGGGCCGAACTTCATTATCCCCTTGGCTTCGCGCATGTCGGCTCCGCTCAGGTCGGATCCGCTCAGGTCGGCTCCGCGCAGGTCGGCTCCGTACATGTCGGCTCCGCGCAGGTCGGCTCGGCTCAGGTAGGCTCCGCGCAGGTCGGCTCGGCTCAGGTAGGCTCCGCGCAGGTCGGCTCTTTGGCCACCTTCGCCACGCAGCCATAGTTTGTGCTGCTCAAGTGTGTGTTGCAGTTGTTCAGTTGTCATGGCGTTTATTGGTTAGTTGTGTTAATTGTTACTCTTGTTTTTTCTTCGATGCGTTTCCGCTCCTGTGCGCTCACTACGGGCTTATCCCCGTACTGCGCCAGCTTTTCAGCGCACTTCATACGCTCTGCGCGGATGTGCTGGATCCATTGGTTGTAGTTCATCGCCTCGCCCTCCATGTTCTCATAGCTTCGGCCCGCAATGCGCGATAACCG